CCTCCCAATTTCTTTACCCACTTCCTCCTCGAGGATCTCCGCGGCCCGGCCGCTGCCGTTAAAGCGGCGGAAGCCGTCGACGAGAAAGGCCCGCTGGCCGTAATCCGAAGAGGATCCCTTCCCCTCGTGGACTGGGCGGGCATACTCGGCGGAGTTGAAAACGACGATCTCCATCTTGCCGGCAGTGAAGGTGAGCCCCTCGGCCGTTTTGCTCTGCCCGGGTTTGAGCCAGCCGAGCAGCCGCCGCAGGTGCCCCGTGCGCACCGGCACCGGGTAGCCGCCCGGGCTGACGCTGGAGGCCTTCGCACCGGGGCCGGAAAGGTAGCCGTGCGCCACCCGGAACACGCCCTTGCCGACGCGGGAAAGGCCCCGCTCGACGGCGGCGGGAAAGCGCCCGGCGAAATAGGAAAGGCCCTGGATCACCACCTTGTCGCCCTGGATGTCGGCGCGGACGGAGAGCATCAGGCACTCTCCGCGTCGTCGTAATGGGAAGAGACGGCGGCGCCGAAGGCGAAGTCGTCCGAGGTGGCGGCCTGCGCCCCGTAGAGGATGCGCTCGATGAGCTTCTCGGCTTCCTTGGCGTAATTTTCCTGCGTGCGGCGGAGCTTGAAGGCATCCAGCCCATTCGAGTCGTCGATGGTTTCGGCGATGCGGTTGAAGCGCACCTGGTAGAGGTCGGCGGCGGCGAGCGCCTTCTCCGCCCGCTTGACCAGGGCGGCGCTCGTCGCGTCGGTCGAGGCGTAGAGGCTGGCGCCGACGCGCCCCTGCAGCAGGGCCGACTGCTCGCCGATGATCTCGGTCGCCAGTTCGCCGAAGCCGGTTTCGTCCACATCGAACATGGCCGGCTTGAAGCCCATTTTTTCGAGGTCGCTGGTGGTGATCTTCGGCATGCGGGCGGGCTCCGGGTCGAGGGTCTGAAAAGGGGGAGGAAGCGTCCCTCCTCCCCCATGCTCAGGCTATCGCCCCGGTCAGCTCAGGGCGCACTTGCGGACCTGCTGCACCTCGCCCACCGCGGCGTTGTACTCGCCGACGTAGGCCACATCGGTGCCGCGCATCAGGATGTCGCGGTCGGTCTCGGCGGACAGATCGCTCCAGATGCCGCGCTTGAGCTTGCGGCCGGGCAGCACCACGTAGTACTCGGTGGTCAGCAGCTTGGTGCTGTACTTGCGCTGCAGGGTGTGCACCAGCTGGTTGTTGTCCTCGTTGGGGCTGTTGAAGGTGAGGCTGAACGCCTTCTCGATGCGCTGCTTCAGGGTGATGTTGGCGCGCAGCTCGAAGGTCTCGTTGCCGGTCAGGGTGAATCCCTTGGCGGCGCAGTCGACCAGGATGTCGGCGCAGGCGTTGTTGATGGTGGTGATGTCGTCGGTGGCGAAGGCCTGCGCCTGGGCGGCGGCGGCGATCAGGGCGTAGTGGTCGGTGGCCATCTTGTCGAAGTACTTGCTCTTCGCCTCGATCGCCGCCTGGTTGAGGTTCCAGTACTGGTTGTAGTTGATCCAGTCGTCCATGATGCCGATGGCCGCGGCGATGATCATCTTGCTGACCGTGCTCTTGCCGTCGGAGATGCCGTACTTCTTCATCCGCTCGCCGCTCTGCACTTCGGCGAAGGTGATGGAGTTGGTCACATCCAGGATGTCGAACTGGGTCTGCTGGCTGCCGCGCATGTCGACGAAGTCGAAGAGCTCCTCGAAGCCGAAGTTGAGCAGCGGATCGACGACGCCGGGGTAGAAGACGCCGGCGGTGACCAGTTGGCGGTTCATCACGTTTGGCGCATCCGACGGGCCGGTGGCGCCCTTGGCGGCGAGCAGGGTGAACATCTTGGTCACCAGCTCCTGGTCGACGCCCATCTCTTTGGCGATCTCCACCGCCAGCGGGGTGTTGGGCATCTTGTTCTTGAAGAAGGCGGTCAGCACGCCGCACAGCTTCTGCCGGCGCTCCTGCACGTCCATTTCCTTCATCGCGTTGCAGGTCTCGGCGGTGAAGAGTTTCAGCGTTCTGTGGGGCATGGCGGGATCCTCCCTGTAAATGGTGAAGGGGCGGCCGGTTCAGGCCGCCCCGCGTGATCAGATGACCGCCCGCAGGACGGCATAATCGACCTTGTGGTCGGCGGCCGGATCGCCTGAGAACGTGACGGTGACGGCATCGGTGCCGGTGATCGCGGTGAGGATCGTCCTCGGAGTCGAGCCTTTCTGCGACAGCGTGGCGACGACGATGTCGCCGGCCACGGCACCGGTGACGGTGATCGTCTCATCGGCATCCCCGCCGGCGGTGGTGAAGCGCCCGGCGGCGATGACCGAATGGCTCGGCACGCTGGCGGCCCGCATCTCCGGGGCGAGGACGACGAAGCCGGTGGCGGTCGGGTTGGCGCGGCCCTCGGCGGCGTAGCCGGCCAGGATGCAGCCGATGGCATAGACGTTGGTGAACTTGGCGGCCGCCGGATCCCAGTAGATTTTCTGGCCGCCGGTCCAGACCTCAGTCGAAACCTTGGTGTACTCGATGAGGCCGCAGCAGACGAAGACGTTCTCGACGTTTTCGGCCACCGAGTTCATCGCCAGCAGAATCATGCCGTTGAGGTAATAGATGGTGTCCGTGACCGTGGCGCCCGAATGGGTGTACTTGATGGTCCGGATGTGCTCCAGCCCGTCGCGCACCTTGATCGCGCCGGCCAGGCCGAACAGCGGCAGCCCGGCGACGACCGGATCGATGACGCCGGCCCAGGCGAGCCCGGCACACAGCAGCACCAGGGCTACCGTCACCAGGGACATCAGGGGGTTGAACGAAAATCTTTTCATGGCTCTATCCTCCGTGGGAAATTGTTTTGTCCCCCTCTCCCCGTGGGAGAGGGCCGGGGTGAGGGCTTAGCGCCCGACGGTACCGAACAGCTCGTTGTGCGCCGGGTCGGTGAAGTCCTTCTTGCCGGTGGCCGTCTTGGTCTTCTCCTTGCCCTGCTCGCCGCGCTTCTCGCGGTCGCCCTGGTCCTTGCCGGCGAAGACGGCATGGGTGGGGAATTTCTCCCGGGCCCGGGTCTCGTACTTGTCGCGGATCATTTTGAGCCGGTCGATCGGCAGGCCGGTGAGGAAGTCGGCTTCCTTCTTCTGCGCGTCGGCGTCGGTCGGCACCTCGTCGATCAACGCGCCGAACTTTACCGCGTCGTCGACCAGCGCCTTGCGGAACGCCTTGCCGTCCTCGACGGCGGTCTTGAGCTCGGCGCGGACCTCGGTCTCCTTGGCCGCAATGGCGCCCTTGACGGCCTCGACCGCCTGCTCTTCGGTGGTGTCGTCGGCGAAACTCTTGCCCAGAATTCCGCCGAGCAGTGCCAGCAGTTTCTTCATCTCTCTGTCTCCTTTGTCCTGGTGGTTTGCCTTAGCGGCTTTCTGGGCGGTGGCGCCGTGCTGCGCGCCGAGCCAAACGAGCGATCCTTCGAGGGCCTCGCCCGGGGTGGTGTATTCCCAGTAGAGGGCGGGGCCGGCGGGGTCCTTGCGGATGGGGTTGAGGCCGGCTGCGGCGAAGCCGATCGAGCAGTGGCGAGTGATGCCGCCGTCGATCCACTTGAGCCATTCCTCGCTGCTCGCCGTCTTGAGGGTGTAGAACCAGGTCCACAACACCTTGACGCCGGTCATCCCTTCGGGCAGGCGGCACTTCTCGCTGGTGAGCGTGGTGAACTGCTCGGGCGTCATCGCCTCGGTCGAGGCGTCGAAGAAGAGGCCGGTGCCGGTCTCCTTGCGGTTGTGGCCGACCAGCAGCGACTTGCCGACGATGGTCGCCGCGAACTGGTCGAGCATCTCATCGGGGAAGCGCTCGTTGTCCCGGTCGATGCAGTTGTGCGCCAGCAGCAGCTTGCGCACATAGACGGCCTCGGCCGTGAGCGGCGTGAGCGCAAAGCGGTTGATCTTCTCCAGCATCTCCGGCGAGACTTCGGCGCCGGCGCCGGCGGCCATCTTCAGGCCGAAAACCTTCTGGCGGAGGGCGTCAGGCATCTTCGGCTCCGATTTCCTTGCCGGCGCGGAACCAGATCCGGCAGGGCTTGCCGCCCCGCATGGTCACCAGGGACGAGGCGCCGGCCTTGTCGAAGGCGGGTTTTTCCTCCTCGGCGGGCGGGGCGCCCTTCTGCCCCTCGACGCCGCTGCCGGCGAACTCCTTCGCGGCTGGGGCGGTGGCCGTCTGGCCGATTTTCGTGGTGCTTCCTTTTTTCGGGGGCATGGCTACCTCCACGGTTTCAGCGTTTTTCAAGTCGTTGCGCCGTTGTTACCAGAATTCAAGGTCATGATCTGGCAGGGGATGACACTATTTAAGCCCGCCGTAGCCTCGGCGAAGGCGGGTCACGCCTCTGACGCCGCCGGCCGAATGCTGCACCGGCAGCGCGGATGCGTGTCCTGCCCCGGTACCGGGCAGCTCGCCAGCGGATAATCCCCGGCCAGCGCCACGCAGATCGGGCAGGCATCCGGCGCCGGCGTGAACTCGACCCGCTCCACCTCCCAGGCGGACCACTCGTCGAGCTTCGCCTTCTCGGCGGCCATGCTCATCTCGGTGCGGGCGAGCCGCTCCCAGCTCGCGTTCTGGTCGCTGAAGAGCTTTTTCAGCCGGGCGGCGACGACCATCGGGTTGCTGCCGGCGATGGCGTGCGCCTCCATCTCGGCGAGGATCTTGTTCTGGATGGTTTTCGTCGCGCCGTTCTTCACCAGCTCGAAGCCGTTCTTCACCAGCTCGTCGAAAATTTCCTTGTTCTTGATCAGGTCGAGGATCGGACGGGCCTCCCCCACCATCCTCGCCGCCTGGATCAGCCCCAGGCTGTAGGCCTGGCCGTAGTACCAGACGACCGGCGAACCCTCCGCGGCCGGGGCGTACTCGCCGATGAAATCCTTGAGGGCATCGAGCGCCCGGGCGCGCTGCAGGGCGTCGAAAGTGAAGGCGTCTTCCGGACCCTTGGCGCTGCGCACGCCGGCGGCCAGGTCGGTGTCGGTGAGCTTGGCGATGGTGTAGATGCGGCCGCGCAGATCCTCCCAGTCGGCTTTCAACCGGTCCTCGTAGCCGGTTTCTACGGCGTCGAGCTCCGGCCACGGCTCGGGTCGGTGCAGCTCCTTGGCGCCGTGGATCATCTTGCCGGCGCCGGCAAAGTGATGCCCGCAGCCGCAGCCGGGGCCGCATCCCTTGGCCGCCTTCTTGGGCGGGTTGACGGTGATCGCCTCCCGCTCGCCGGCCGTGCTCTGCATCTGGTCGGCCTGGGCGTTGAGGAAGCGGGCCTGCGCCTGGGCGACCATGTCGCGCAGGTTCGGCGTCTCGAAGACGATCCCCCAGTCGCCGGGCTTATCCGGGCTGGTGGTGACGCTCTTCCAGGTCCGCCCGCGCAGCCGCAGGAAGACGGAGAAGAGGCGGATCAGCTCGGGCAGCATCGCCAGCTGACGCACCTTGGCGTCCTGCAGGGCGGCCTCCACTTCCAGCGTGGCCATGCGCTCGGTGGTGCTCCAGTAGATGCCGAGCATCCAGGCCGGCAGATTGGTCTTGCTGACGATCTGCTCGAGCACGTGCCGGGCGGGGACTTCGAGTTCGAGGATCTGACCCTCGTGGCCGATGACCTTGATCTCCATCTCGGCATCGGTGCTGAGCGCCGTGACGAAGTCGGCGGATTTCCCCCCGCGCTTGGCCCGGATGGCGGCGGAGAAGTCGGTCTGGATTTTCTGCCGGCGGCTCTCCAGGGCGTCGCCGCCCAGATCCTTCTTGTTGGTCTTGTACTTGACGTGGTAGGAGGGATCGCCGAAACGCTCCCAGACGTTGCTGAGGCTGTTCTGCATGGTCATCAGCAGCTTCGCGCAGAACTCCATCGAGCGCATGATCGACACCCCGTAGGGGTCGGTGTTCTCGTTGTTGATGGAAAAATAGAGTTTGTTGGCCGGGTTGAGCTTCTCCTCCCAGCCGCTGCTGAGATAGACCGGCTGTCCGTAGGTGGCGGTGAGGATGCGCTCGACCACCGTGCCGGGCGAGTTGTAGCGGGCGCCCGGCGGGGTGAAGCCGCTGAAGTGGCGGTACCACGGCTCGGTCTTGCCGGCGGCAGTGCGCCGGAAGAGGATCTGCTTGCTGTCCGGCACGCGCAGCTCGGCGATGTCGTCCATCGCGGCGGTGGCCACGAACTCGGGCAGAGCGAAGCCCTGCTCGAACATCTCGTTGCAGAAGCACTCGAGAAAGGCGTGGATCCCTTTCTGGTGATCGTTCACCGGCACGTTGAGCACGAAGTCTTCGAGCTCGCGCACCAGGGCGGCGTTGTCGCCGATCACGCGCACCGTGCCGTTGAGGGAGATCAGCCGGCGGATCGCCGAGTCGATGACCGGGATCCCCTCGCGCAGCGCCTCGTAGAAATCGCCGCTGACCTTGCGCAGGTGGTAGTCCTGGAACCAGGGAGTGAGCGGCCCCTGGGCGGCGGTCGGCGTGTACTGCGGCCGGGTGGCGATGTCCTCTGCCGCCGCCTTGGCCCGGCGGATGTCGAAGCCGAAGAGTTTCATGTGTTCTCCTTACCCGCAGGCAAAATGGTCCTCCACCTCGACCCCCAGCACGCCGGCCAGCTCGCCGACGCGCTGCGAATCGATCAGGTGGTCGTTCTCCTTGTTATAGACGCGCTGGCGCTCGCCGATCCGGCAGGTGTGGTTGGTGTAGGCGGTAATGATCTCCTGGTCGGGGGGATACTCCACCTCCTGGCGCTGCACCTTCTTGCTGATCAGGTCGGTCGAGAGTTCCTTCAGGGTGATCTTGGCCGGCTTGCCGGTGCGGGCGTCGGTGACCGCCTCGCCGTGCTCGTCGACGTTCTCGGACGTCGACTGGAACATGAAGCCGCGCAGCCGGTGCTCGTAGCCCTTGGCCTCGTACTGGTCGCTCTGCAGCACGTGGGCAACGGCGCTGCCGGCATTGCCGAAGTCCGTCCCCCACTGGGTGCAGGCATAGACGTCGTCGACGGCATCGAGAGCCTGGCACTGCTGGTCGTAGGTGACCTGCTTGAGCTGCAGCCGGGCCACCAGCCGCCGGCGGCGGCCGATGACGTTCCAGACGGTGATCTCGGTCGGGTCGGGCGAGAAGCCGAAGTCGGCGCCGCCCCGGGTCATCCCCGGTACCGCGGGGAAGAAGGAGCGGATGAGGTTCCGGAAGGGGCTCTCCCCCTCGCTGTCGGCGGCGAAAAAGCTGCCGGCGCTGAACAACTCGTCGAGCAAGATCGTCTTGTCGGCGAGCGGCCCCTCGTCGCCCATCAAGAACTTGCAGGTGTACCCCTCGGCGATCACTTCCCCCTTGCCGGTGTCGACCAGAATCTTCAGCGCCCGGTACTCGGGGATGTCGCGCACGCAGAGGCGGAACTGGTGCCAGGGGAAGACCGTGTTCTCCGGGTCGCCGTGCTCGCCGAGCACGTTGTGGCGGTAGCCGGGGGAATCCTCGCCGCCGTACTGGTCGATGAAGAAGCGCTTGCGCTCCGGGCTCCAGAAAGGGAAGGGCATCATCTCCTTGCCCCAGCGGTAGAGGCTGAAGCGCAGGTTCGCCCCGGGCCCCTTCGGCTCCTCGCCCTCGCTCTTGCCCTGGGCGCGCATGGTCAGCTTGTAGTACTCGCTTTCGCGGTCGCCGTCCGGCACCGAGTAGATGCGGGCGACGGCGGTCGGCTTGAGTGAGCGCCAGAATTCGGACCACTGCTTCTTGTTCTTCGCCTTGGCCGCCTCATCAAACATGCCGAAGGTCGCCGCGTGGACGCCGCGGAAGGCTTCGCCGTCGAAGCCGGCCGGGCGGAAGTCGATCTTGAACTCGGCCGCCGAATAGAAGGCATGGTGCGGCTGCTTCTTCCACTTGACGCGCAGCGCCTCCAGGTCGCGGTTCCAGCGGAACTGGCTGTCCATCCCCTCGATGATCTCGTCGAGGTGGGTCTGCTGCGGCGCGGCGACCAGCCCGGAACCGTTGCGGACGGTGCAGAAGTAGTACATGGCCAGCGCCACGATCTCGCGCGTCTTGCCGACCTCGGCGCCGTCCTGGTGGACGACGCTCCCCTCATCGAGGAGCGAGCCGAGCTGGTAATCGAAAAAGGAGTAGGGGGCGGCGTGGTCCGCGTCGGTCGGCTCGCGCAGAAAAGCCTGACACCAGAGCAGGCGGTTGGCGCAGATGATGGCAAGCTGGAACTCCTCGAGCGACGTGAAGGGGGGCGGGAACTCGCCACGGGCCGCCTGGTGCCACGTCCAGTTGAGGTCGCAGAGCGTGGCGTCGAAGATCTCGGCCGGGACGATGATCCCTTTTTTCAGGTCGTGGACCGAGTCGAGGGGCTGCACCTATTCCCCCTTCTTTTGCTTCGCCTGCGCCAGCGCCCCGGACGCGCCGCGGAAGATGTCGGCAAGTGTGCGGCCGGTCTCCTCGTCGGTCTTCTTCTTCTCGACGGCGGCCGGGGTCACCATGAAGTCGGGCATCGTCACGCCGGCGGCCTTGAGCAGGTTGGAGAGTGGCAGCAGTGAAGGGTTGGGCTTGATCTCGTAGCCGATCACCTTGCCGTCCTTGTCGATCTTCTCGCTCTTCATATAGACGCCATATTCGAGGATCGAGGCCTGCAGCTCGTCGATTACCTGCAGCGTGCCGCCAAGCTGCAGGGTGACCACCTGCTTGAGCTCGGTCAGATCGCCGTTCTGCATGGCTGCGGAGAGGGCGTTCAGGGTGGTGAGGAAGTATTCCTTGTCGATGCAGTTGCCGCCGGGCGAGACGTCGCCGTCATCGACCAGGGAGCAGGGATATTTCTGGCAGGTGCTCTTGCAGGGTTTGCCGAGGCCGAGCAGGCGCTTCTTGGCGTGCAGCCCGTGCTTCCAGGCGTTGCCGCTGCATCTCGCCTTGCCCTCCTCGGTGGTGGGCCCCGTCGATTTTGCGGAGGCGGCCAGGCGCTGCTCCAGGGCGGCCGGCGTCATGGTGTAGCGCCGCTTGACTCGCAGGCGTTCCATGACCGGGTCGGGCTCGTCCTCGTCGGCCGTCTCGATCGCCGTGCGCAGGCGCGCTTCCAGCGACATAAGATGCTCCAGCTCGTCGGCCAGGCCCCTCTCGCCGGCATCGATGCGGCGCTTGAGGTCTTCCTTTTGCGCCGGGATCAGCCGCAGGGCGGTCTGTTTGTCCTGAATGTCCAAAATAAAAGCCCTCCAGGGTGGATGCTTTTCCACGCTCTAGAGGGCTGGATATCAGAAAACAAGGTCATGATCTGGCAGGGGAGGACATTAATTATTAGCCGCTCCGGATTATCCGCCGCACCTGGCGCACTCGCAGGCGGTACTTGATCGCCAGCTCCTCGTAATTCGTGCCGATGAACTCATTGCGGATCCGCTTGTTTCGCTCGGACCGGTAAAGGTCATCGAGGCCCGGGAAAGTCACCCGCGTTCTACCCACCATCTCGGCGATCACCTGGATGATCTGCGGCGCGAGCCGTCCGAATTCTCCGTGCAGCCGGTCGAAGAGCTGCGCCACCACCTCCGTGTTGTCGCTCCTGGTCATCAATCCTCCTGTTCGATTTCATTGAACCTCTTATCGGGAATCGCCGTCCTCCGGAGCGTCCTCTCGGAAATGGCGACGTAGCCCATGGTGGTCTTAACATCCTCGTGCCCCATCAGCACCGCCAGCTCGATCAGGCCGACGTACTGCACCGGGTGGCCGCAGCGGCTGCACTTGTCGTGGCCGCTGTCGTAGAGGTCGGTAGCGAAGGTCGAGCGCATCTTGTGGCAAAAGGCGTCGGCGCTCTCGATCCCCACCGTGGCGGCGTACTTCTTCAGCACGTTGAGGATAGATCGCTCGGAGAGCCGCCGGCCCTTGCCGGAGCGCAGGGCAACGAAGAGGGCATCTTCGCTGCCGGCCATCTCCCGGCGCAGCAGCAGCCACTCCCGCAGAGTCTTCGAGGGGTTGGTGCGCAGGGTCAGGGTGCGGCCCTTGCCGCCCTTGCCGTCCATCACCTGCAGGCGGATGTAACCGCCGGTGTCGACCAGGTGCGCGCAATCGAGCGCCACCAGCTCTCCAACACGCAGGCCCGAGGCATAGAGCGTCTTGAGGATGGCCAGGTCGCGCAGACCCTGGGTGGTGTCCCGCGCCGGCGCGGAGAAGAGCATGCGCAGCTCCTCGGTGGAAAACTTCTGCGGCAGGCTCGGCTGTATCTTCGGCGAGGGGATGCCCTTGGTCGGGTCGGCGGCGATCAGGCCGGCGTATTTCAGATAGCCGAAGAAGGAGCGCAGCGCCGAGAGCTTCGAGGCCCGGGAGCGGTTGGAGATGTTGCCCTGCTCGTAGAAGAGATCCCGCAGCCACTCGCCGATCACCTCCCGCGTCACCCGTCCCGGGTTGATCTCTTTCCCCTGCACCTCCAACCAGTGAAAGAAGGAGCGGATCACTCGCTCGTACTGGAGAACGCCGCGGGGCCGGTGCCCTTTCTGAATCTGCAGGAACTCCATCCAGTCGAAAAACAGGCTGTCGAGACTCATTTCCCCCCGCCCCCCCCGCTTTTCGAAAAGGGTTTTAGACAAGGGCAGCGATCATAGACGGGCACCGGGGGGAGCGATCCGGATTTTT